GCTGGAGCCGATGCCGGACGCGTTGCCACCAATTCCGACATCGCCGGCTGGGCACTCGACGCCGGCAGCCAATACGCCGAATGCGCCCGACGCCTCACGGCGCTGATCGACTGGCATCAACAGGGCAAACCATGACGATACAGATAGAACTGTGGGCGCTGATCACGTTTCTGTGCGGCCTGCTGGTGACATTCCTGGGCGCGGCATTCACGGCGGGGCGGATCTTGCTGCGCCAGTTCGAGGCCAGACTCGACGTGCGATTCACGGCGCAAGAGCAGGCGCGCGAGCTGCACTCCGCGCACTGGGATACGCGCTTTGGCGTGCTGGAGAAGGCGGCACATGAAGAGGCTGGCCAGTGGCGCCGCGTCGAGCGCGAACTGATGGAGCTTAAAACCGAGCTGCCGCTGAATTATGTCCGGCGCGAGGACTACATCCGGGGTCAGAGCGTGATCGAGGCCAAGCTCGACGGCCTGGCGCTGCGTATCGAAAACCAGCAACTGCGAGGGGTGAAACAATGATTGACCAGGTCAAGGCACGACGGGAGCACCTGCGCTGGCTGATACTGCTGACGCTGAACAATGCGCGCCCGGTGGGTGTATTCGAGGGGCCGATTCTGGCGGTGGCGCAGTCCGAGTATCCGGACGCGACGATGATGGAGCTGCGGCGCGAGCTGGATTATCTGGGAGGGCGCGACCTGGTTGAGGTTGAGCGCAAGCCTGATGGCCGCTGGCACGCCAAGCTGACCCGCCACGGGGTGGATTTTGCCGAGTACACGGTCGACTGCCAGCCGGGCATCGCTCGCCCCGAGAAGTACTGGTAAGCCGCGATGGGCCGCAAAAGCAGCATTGACCGCCTTCCGCCCGAGGTAAAGCGCCATATCGAGGGGCGGCTGGCAGATGGGCGGATGACGCTGGACGAGCTGATTGCCGATCTGCACGAGCATTTCCCTTCGGCTGCAGCCGAGGGTGAGCTGCCCAGCCGCACGGCGGTGCATCGCTATGGGCAGAAGCTGGAACGGCGGCTTGCAGCGATCCGGGCCAGTACCGAAGCGGCGAAGATCATCCAGGCGCAGGCGGGCGACGACAAGGATGCGCGCTCGGAGGCGCTGACGGCGCTGATTCAGACGGAGTTGTTCGAGGCGATTCTGGACATGCAGGAATCGACCGACGAAGAGGTCGACTCAGCCGAACGCGTGGGGGTGCTCTCGACAGCTGCGAAGAACATCGCAACGCTCACGCGATCGTCGGTGAATCTGAAGAAATTCCAGGCCGAGGTAGAAGTAGCCGCGCGCAAGAAGCTGCTGGAGGAGCAGAAAGCCAAGCTCGATGCGATGGGGGTCAAGGCAGGCGTAACCGAAGAGACGAAGCTCGCAATCCGTCAGGTGTTGGGGATCGTGTGATGCGCTGGACGCGCCGGAACATCCTCATTACTCCGTTCGTGTTGCTCGGCGTGCCCGTCACGCTGGCAGCGTGGTGCCTCGAATGGCTGTTCGATCGCGGACTTCGCATTGCCAATTGGATCGCCGACAACATGCCTCGGTGGGAGCAATGAAAATCAAAGGTAACGCCAAGATCATCCCCGCGAATCCGGAGGCCATCTTCCTGCCCTATCAGGCGAAGTGGATCCAGGACGAAAGCCGCCTGAAAGCGATGGAGAAGGCACGCCAGATCGGCCTGTCCTGGAGCACAGCCTATCCGGCGGTGGAGCGCGTAGCGGTAGCCAAGGCGCTGCGCGATCAGTGGGTGAGCAGCCGCGACGAGTTGCAGGCGCGGCTCTTCGTCGAGGACTGCAAGATGTGGGCGAAGATCATGGATCTGGCCGCCCGCGATCTGGGCGAGGTGGTGATAGACCCCGAGAAGCGTCTATCCGCCTACGTGCTGGAATTTGCCACCGGCAAGCGCATTCACAGCATGTCGAGCAACCCGGACGCGCAGGCCGGAAAGCGCGGCGGGCGCATCCTGGACGAGTTCGCATTGCACCCGGACCCGCGCAAGCTATGGGCGATCGCCTACCCAGGCATCACCTGGGGCGGCAGCCTGGAGCTGATCTCCACCCATCGGGGCAGCCACAATTTCTTCAATCTGCTGATTCGCGAGGCGCGCGAGCGGGGCAACCCGAAGAAAATCAGCGTACACCGGGTGACGCTGCAGGATGCGCTCGACCAGGGCTTTCTCTACAAGCTGCAGCAAATGCTGCCGGATGACGACGAGCGCCAGGCGATGGACGAGGCGGCCTATTTCGACCTGGTGCGCGCCGGCTGCGCGGACGAGGAGTCGTTCCAGCAAGAGTTCATGTGCAACCCAGCCGATGACGACGTGGCCTTTCTGGAATATGACCTGATCGCGTCGGCCGAGTATGAGGCCGGCGCGGACTGGGAGCGCAGGGAAGGCGGCCGGATCTATACCGGCATCGACATCGGTCGCAAGCAGGATCTGACGGTGGCCTGGCAGGTGGAAGACCTGGGCGACGTGCTCTACACCCGGCGCGTGGAACGCCTGCAGAACATGCGCAAGAGCGACCAGGAAAAGATCATCTATCCGATGATCGAAGAGAGCGATCGCACCTGCATCGACGCCACCGGACTGGGAATCGGCTGGGCCGATGATGCCCAGGACAAGTTCGGTGAATACCGGGTGGAGGCGGTCACCTTCACACCGAAGGTCAAGGAAGAACTCGCCTACCCGGTGCGCGGGCGCATGGAAGACCGCCGGCTGCGCATGCCCTATGACCCGAAAACGCGTGCCGCCCTTCGTGCGGTGACGAAGCAGACCACGGCAGCCGGCAATATTCGATTCACCGCAGAGCGTACCGCCGACGGCCATGCTGACGAGTTTTGGGCGCTGGCGCTGGCCATACATGCGGCAAGCAATCCCGCCGCTCCGATCGAGTTCATGAGCGACGGCGCGGGCGAGCGCCGAAGCGTCGATATCGCAGGCTTCCTCTATGGCTAAGACCACTCCCACCACTGCCACCACCCGGCCGGCAAAGCCGGACCTGAATACCGAAGTCGCAAGCCGCTTGCGCGACCCATTCGAGCCCATCTTCATGGGGGTAGTGCGCCCCAACGATCCGTTGCTCGGCGAGCATGGCAACAACTGGCAGATCTACCGTGATCTGAAGCGCGACGGCAAGGTGTTCTCAGGGCTGCAGAAGCGCATTCTCGCGCTGATCAGCCGCCCCTGGACGGTGCAGCCTGCGGATGGCAAGAGCACCAGCGACGCTGAAGCCGTGCAGGCGATCCTCGGCGGGTTCAACTTCGACCGGCTGTGCTCGGACTTGATGGAGGCGATGATCGTCGGGTTTTCTCCGGCTGAAGTGATATGGACGGTGAGTGACAACCGGGTGGTGCCCGCACGTGTAGTCAAACGCGCGCAGCGGCGCTTTGTCTATGTGCAGGATGACGACACGCGCGCCCCGCAACTGCGTCTGCTCACACAGGCGGATATGATCCGTGGCGAAGAGTTGGAGGAACGCAAGTTCATCGTTCACCGGGTGAACCCCGAGGATGACAACCCATACGGCACCGGCCTCGGCTTGCAGCTCTATTGGCCGGTGTTCTTTAAGCGCAAGGGCATCATCGCTTGGAACAAGCTGAACGATCGATTTGGCACACCCACACCCTGGGGCAAATACCCGAAGGGGGCGGGGCAAAAGGAAAAGAACACGCTGTTCGATGCGCTGAAAGCGTTCAGCAGCGACGGCGTGGTGATGACGCCTGAAGGCACGATGATCGAGCTGCTGGAGACCAAGCTGACAGGCTCGGTTACGACCCAGCAATCCTTGTGTGAGTACATGGATGACTGGATCGACAGCGTACTGCTCGGAACCGAAGCGCGCAGCAAGTCCGGTGGCGCGATGGCGGCCGCAAGCAAGGAGCGGCAGGACGTTCGCCTGGAACTCACCCAGGCCGACAGCGACCTGCTCTCGGAAACCCTGAATGAAACGCTGATCAAGTGGATCTGTGAATACAACGGCTTCAGCCGCTGCCGGGTGTATCGCGAGATCAAAGGCGAAGAGGACAAGAAAGCCGAGAGTGAGACCGACAAGAATGTGTCGGAGATGGGCTTTTCGCTATCGCTCGACGCGGTGCGGGCGAAGTATGGGGATGGGTGGGACAAGAAGGCTGCGCCCGTTGAGCCGCACTCACCTGAGAACGGCAAACCAGCTGCGGCAAGCTTTGCCGAGCAGGATCGCCGGCCGGGTGACCCGATCGATGCCCTGGTGGACGAAGCGCTGTCCGAATGGCGGCCGGTGATGGCGCCGTGGATGCAGACGCTGCAGCAAGCGCTGGACGATGCGATCGCGCGCGGTGACACAGCCGAAGAGCTGCTCGAACGCCTGCCGGAGCTGGTCGCGCAACTCGACCCCGGCGCGCTTGCCGAGCTGCTCGCCAAGCTCGGATATACGGCGCGCCTGGCCGGCCAGGCCGGGCTGGGTGACGACTGATGTCAGCCGCGAGCGACTTCGCCCAGGTGTACCGGCTGTCGCCCGAAGAGGCGCTGCGCTACCTGGAAGAGCGCAATTCGCTGCGGGTGACGTTCGACTGGCGCGACCTCTGGCAGGAAGAGCACGCCCATCACTTCACCGTCAGCCGGCTGGCCGCGCTCGATGTGCTGGAGAACCTGCGACGCGGCATCATCGACAGCGTCGCGGGCGATCTGTCACGGCGCGACTTCATGCGCGATCTGTCCGAATACATGGCGCACAAGGGTTGGTGGGGCGAGCGCACCGTAATCGACGTCGTGACTGGCGACGCCGTCACGACGGTGTTCGACCCGGCCCGCCTGAAACTCATCTACGACACCAACACGCGCCAGGCCTATGCGGCCGGGCAGTGGGAACGCATCGAGCGCAACAGGGCGACGCACCCGTATATCCGCTACATCACCCAGCGCGACAGCAAGGTCCGCGACGAGCACGCGCAGTGGGACAACATCACCTTGCCGGTCGAGCATCCGTTCTGGGACACGCATCTGCCGCTGAATGGCTTCAATTGCCGCTGCCGCGTGGTGGCGGTCAGCCGCCGCGACTACGAGCGCGGGCAGACTCCGACCGGCAATCCCATGGTCAAGACGGCGCCCCCCGAGCGGTTGCGCGAATGGACCAATACCCGCACCGGCGAGACTCTGCAGGTGCCGGTCGGCATCCAGCCAGGGTTCGCCTACAACGTCGGGAAGGCGCGCGCGGCCGAGCTAGGGAAACTGGTCGACAAGAAGCTGACCGAGACGACACCAGGCATGGCCTCGGCGGTGCGTGCCGCCGGGCTTACACCGCCGAAGGGCATCGACGAGTTGATTGCGGCCGGCCAGGCCATCAGCGCCACCCTGCCAGACGGCGGTGCCGACGCGCTGGCCTGCCATGCGGCGCTGCTGGAACGCCTCGCGCGCGAGGTCGGCACGGCCAAGGCGGCGCAGGTCGCCACGCGCGGCGCTGGTGCGGCGTTGGTCAAGAAGGCGTCGGAGCGGCTACCGGATTCATGGACCGAAGCAACCGACCGGCTCGGGCCGCTGCACGTCAAGGCTCAGGCAAGGGCGCGTGCCTGGCACTACACGATGGACGAGGTAACCGGCAACACACACATCAGGCTGTCGTCGTTCGGCGTCGTGCCGGCTCGGAAGGGCGCCGGTTACATCCTGGTGCGTACCGATGCGCTGGAAGACGCCGTGCACGAGTACGCCCACCGGATACAGGCGGCGCTGCCGGCGCTGGACGCGCTATTTCAGGAACTGCATCGCCGCCGCACGGCGGGCGAGCAGCTCATGCGGCTGCGCGATCTCACCGGAATAGCCGGGTACAGGCGTGACGAGTGGGCGCGCCGGGACAAGTACATCAATCCGTACCAGGGCAAAGAGTACACCGGGCGCGGCGCGCTGGAAGTAATGTCGATGGCGCTGGAGTCGGTGCTTGGCGTTGACCCCAGCATCAAACACACCTTGACTCGATTCAATAAACTCTATAATGAGGATCGTAAAATGTTCGATTTTGTGATCGGGTTGCTGTTCCATTGGAAGCCATGACGCGTTACCACTGCAAACCATCGTCGGGAAATCCGGGCGTCGCACCGCTGGTGTTCGATTGGGATGAACTCGCCGGTACGCTGTCGGGCCAGAGCGCGGCCGAGATCATGCAGCACATCGAAGCGGGTGGCGTGCCGCTGCATCCGATGCCGAACTCTCACGCCTTCGGCCCCGCACCACTGAAAAGCCGCGCCGACATGGCCGCCATCATCGGCTACCTGCACGAGCTGCCGGCCGAACTGGCCGACGCCTATCCCGCCGACGATATCGACCCCGTGGTGGCGGAGTTCCTCGACGCCGACGGTCACGTGGTCGGCGAGGTCCAGGTCATCTACTGACCTCGCCATGGGCATCACCGTCGACATCAACGACCGGCCGGTCCTGGACTACCTCAACCAGCTACTTGCCAAGTCCAGCAACCTCCAGCCGTTGATGGACGCAATCGGGCAAGAGATGGAAAGCCGGGTCTCAAGCCGCTTCGAGACGCGCACCGATCCGCTGGGCCGACCCTGGGCGCCCTGGGCGCCATCCACCATCAAGAGCTACCCGGAAGACGGCCACGGCTTCCTGCTCGACCGCTACGGCGACATGCTGCATAGCCTGTCGCACAGCGCCGACGCGACCAGCGTCACGATTGGATTCAGCCAGCCCCATGCGGCATATCACGAGTTCGGAACCAAGCGAATGCCGCGTCGTGGGCTGCTCACGGCGGATCCAGATTCCGGCACGCTGGGACCGGAAGACGCCGAGAGCATTCTCGACATCGTGCGCAGCTATCTCGGCGAATCGTGAAGCCTGCCGACCTTGAATCTCGGCTAAGATGGGCGCGAAACAAGCAGCGAGCCCGGCGCCGCGCGGTTTCACCCAGTGCAAGACTATTGCACTTTCCGTCGTGTTAAATCCCCCTACGTTCTGCTAAATCCCGGATTTATCGCGCTCGGGTGCCTGTATTTATCTCACTCCCTCTCACGTGCCCGCGATCTATGACCGACACCTCCACCCAGCGTGCACCCTCGGCACGCGCTCGCACCACCAGCACCCGCTCACTGCGCGACAACCCCGCCATGGAATCGAGCCCGTTCTTGACCAGGTT